TTAGAACTACCAATGTTAATGCAACTGGAATCGTTACATCATCCGAGTTTAATGTAGGAACTGGTGGAACTGTTTTCACTGTATCATCTGATGGAAAGATTGGTATAGGATCTGCAACACCAACACAGCAGATTCAAATCATTGAGGATGGAGTTGCTACAATTGAATCTGTTGGTTCAGAATCTAGATTGATTCTAGCACAAGAGAAATCTGGTGTTTCTATTGGATCTAGTGCTGGTGTTATTCGTTTTGGTAACTCGGTTGATACATTTGAATTGCTAAACTATGCTCCCGGAAACTTCAACTTCTACTTACATTCTGGTGCATCTGGAATAGACACTGGTAGATTTGACTGGGTTTATGGTCAGACATTCAATGAATTAATGTCTTTAACATATGATGGAAAACTGGGAATAGGTATCACGAATCCAGAGCATAACTTATACGTTGTTGGAACTTCAACTGTAACTGGTGATTCATATATTGGTGGCAACTTAACGATTCTTGGATCATTAATTGGTGCAGATATAACACTTCCAGGTATCGTAACTAGTAATATTAATACACTGACTGGAGTATCAACGTTCAATGACATAATTGTTCAGAACGTTGCTCAGATAAATTCCATTGGAATTGGAACAACAAATCCAGTCCAGGCTATTGACGCACAAACGTCAACAGCATTATTCTCTCAGGTCGGACTTGGTACAACTAGCCCGAGATCTGTATTAGATGTTGTTGGTCAAAGTTTATTCGATTCTGTTGGTATAGGAACAACTACTTCTAGTGGAGATGGACTTGTAATTGCAGATAAAGCAGTTATTTTAAAACAAAATGTTGTCGAATCTGAATCGACTACTTTTATTCTAGATTCTGGTTCTAGTGTTGGTGTTGGAACAACTGTTCCAAGGTGTGCTGTTGATTTATCAGAAGCAGGTTTAGATATTTTATCCGGAGCATTTAGATATATGCTCCCACCAAGACTTACAACGGCAGAAAGAGTAGGTCTTACAACGATTGCTGGTGCATTCATTTTCAATACAGACACTAGTAAATTCCAAGGATATACCGGAGTTGCTTGGACTGATTTCCATTAATAGGAGGATTTGATATATGTCAGTAACTATAACAAGAAATCCTGGACAAGGAAATACGCTGTTTTTTCAATCTGGTCAGATTTCTTTTAGTCAGTTAAGAAATTATTTTACTGATGATCAATCTGGATTTGGTAGTCAGATTAGTGCATCTCAATTAAGAAGAGACACAGATGTAAACAAAGAAAATCCTATTGTACCAGATGCAACTCATAATGAACAAATTTCTACTGGAAATAATTTGAGTTTATCTCAATTTAGAAACTCTGTCAAGAGATATTTGGCAACGCAATCTGGAACTGATGATAATAGCGGTCGCCTTGAACCTGGATTTAGAATGGGATTGTATGATCCAAATGGTAGAGGTTTAGATTTTGCTGGTGGTGGATATTCTGGTAGAGATGGACAAGGTGGAAATTCGACTGGAAATCATACAAAGAACGTTCAAAAAGGAGTTTTGATTACAGGAACTTGTGGTTCTTTTTATAAAGATCATCCAGCAGCACAATTAGCACCAAGATTAACTGTTCACAATTTCCGCATTGACGTTTCTGGTTCGATTCTTGGATATGGTGGAGTTGGTGGTTATGACTCAAGAGGTTATCCTTACGGAAACCAGTCTGGTGAGGATGGTGGAATTGCTTTAAATCTTGGAAGTATTGGAAAAAATAATAGAGTTATTGTTGGTTCTGGTGCAAGAATCTATGGTGGTGGAGGAGGAGGAGAACAGGGTCAAAATGGTGCAAGAGGAAGCACAGGAACGTGTTGGCAAGAATATGCAAATCAACAATGTGGAGGAAGTGCTGGATGTCCTAGTGGTGGATCTGTAGTTAGAACTTATGGTGGAAATTGTTGCCAATCTACTTGTACAGGTTGGCCAAGATGTAGAGAAAGGTGTGTTAATTGGTTAAGTGGTGTAATTTGTAGAAAGGAACAAACGTCAACAACTCCAATTCAGGGTATTGGTGGACGTGGTGGAAACGGACAGGGATATAATCAATCAAGAAGTAACGGTGAAAATGGTTCCGCAGGAACCTGCCCAACTTGCCCAGGTGGATATAATTTATCGGGTGGAGAATGTGGAAGCAACGGTGGAAGAGGTGGTGATGGTGGAGACTGGGGATCGGATGGTGGAGAAACCACAGGAAATAGAACAAGAGGTCGTGCAGGAGCAGCAATCAACAAATTTGGATCTAACACTTATGATCTTTATGGAACCACAAATTCCAACACAATCAGAGGTGCAATCAATCTCTAAATAATTTTTTAGTTATTCTAAACTATTATGTCTGACAAAGAATATCCATCCCTCGCTCAGCAAGGAAAAAATCTTGCTGGATACACTTGGGAGTTGTTGAATTATATCACAAAAAATCAAGATAAGGTATTGTTCGTTTCCGATGAAGTTTATAAGGAAAGAATGACTACCTGTAAAGGGTGTGATATGTATGATGAACTAGAAAACCGTTGTAGAGAGTGCGGTTGCTATGTTCCTGGAAAAGCAAAAATTATCCTAGATTCCTGCCCTCTTAATAAGTGGGGGGTTGATTCTTCTAACTGGGAAGAAAGATTCTCTGACATTCAAAACGATATGGGGCTTGACAATACCTCTGAATCCCAGTAGACTACCTTTGTCCTGGTTGAAGAAATGAAGTCTCTAGAATTATTTCCGGTAACAATCTTTAAGACCCGGATCAAAAATAATAATCGTCTTAAAGATATACTAGTACCAGATATTTTAGAGACTTCTAATAATCTTACAATACCAGAAGATTGGACAACTAATAAGATCAAGACTTCTTTTGGTAAAGAATCAGAAGTTATTAAAAGAAATCGAGATTTATTAGAAGAAGAATATATCGAATGTATGAGAGAGGTATTCGATAAAGAATTCAATGTAGATATCGATACTATTTGGTATAATGTCTATACCGATGGTGAATATCAGGAAGTTCATGATCATTTAGGAACACCTTTAAGACCTTCACACTTTTCTTTTATTCACTTTCTATCTTTTGATGAAAAAATTCACCAATCGCCAGAGTTTCATGATCCTTTATCTCAGATTAGAAATTTAAGTGTTGAGTTGGATAGAACTCGTTGTGGTGATGTCTATGTTCCTAATATAGAAGAAGGAGATTTACTTATGTTTCCTTCTTACCTACAACACTGTGTTCCACCAGGAAAGAAAACAGATTATCCAAGAATTACTTTATCATTTAATATCAGAGTGACACAGTATGGAAATCATTGATAATTTTTTAACACCTGAACAACATAAATTTGTGCTGAATTATTGTGAAGATGCAGCATATCATTATGGTGAAGTAGATCGTAAAGGATTACCACCAACAGGTATGGTTCATTTGATAGACTCTAAAAAAGATATTTACGAATTATTTCGCTATAAGACACAATCGTATTGTCTTGGGCAACGATTATGTGAAATGTACATAAATTGTTTTGCTCCAAGCGAACGTCCATACTTTCATACGGATGGTGAAGATGGAATAACGTTTTTATACTATCCTAATGATAAATGGGAACCAGATGATGGAGGAGAAACTCAATTTGTAATTAATAATGAAATAAGAGGTATATTTCCAACACCAAACCGTCTGGTGTTGTTTGAAGGCAACATCTTACACCGTGCTACTACATTTAGAGATCGTCATCGTTTTACAGTAGCAATCAAATACACAACCAGTTCATGAACCGTCCACTGGGTCGCACCAGAGGCGGTTTTCTGCTATAATAGTCTTATACGCTATGAGACCTGTGATTCAACTCCGACCTCACCAGCAACGTGCTCTGGATGCCCTTGCTAAGTACCTGCGTGGTCAAGTTATTATTCCTACTGGCGGTGGTAAAACCAACATTGCAATCTTTGATGCAATGCGTGAGTTTCTGAAAGATATTCCTCAAACTATTGTTGTTGTTGCTCCTCGCATTCTGCTTGCTGAGCAACTGTCTTGTGAGTTTTTAGAGTTTATCACCAATGCAAGCGTGCTGCACGTCCACAGTGGTGAGACTCATCATTTCAGCAGCACTCGCCCTAATGTGATTCGTTCCTGGTATGAGCAAACTCAGGGTCATAAACTGATCTTCACCACCTACAACTCTCTGCAACGTCTGCAACAGGCAGATATTCCTGTCAATACCATTTACTTCGATGAGGCACACAATTCTGTTCAACGCCATTTCTTCCCTGCCACCGAGCATTTCTCTTCTGCTGCTGACCGCTGCTATTTCTTCACTGCTACTCCTAAGCATTCTGCCACTATTGCAAAACCAGGTATGAATGATGCTGCTGTTTATGGCAACGTTATTTGTAATGTCCCTGCTCCTGAACTGGTTGAGGGTGGTTTCATTGTTCCTCCTAAGGTTGTGGTGCAGCAGTTTGAGATGCTGAGCAAGGGTCAAATCGTTGCTGATGTTGATTGTGAGAATCTGATTGCTACCATCGATGCTCAGGAGGTTGAGAAGGTTCTGATTTGTGCTAAGGCAACCAAACAGATTCAGAATCTTGTTTCTCAAACTGATTTCTGCAAGCAACTGGAAGATCGTGGTTTCTCTTGGATGTATATTACTTCCAAGACTGGTGCAATCATTGATGGTCAAAAGGTGAATCGTGAGGTGTTCTTCGATACTCTCAGTGCTTGGGGTAAGGATGACTCTAAGAAGTTTGTGGTTCTTCACCACAGCATTCTCTCTGAGGGTATCAATGTTTCTGGTTTGGAAGCAGTTCTCTTTATGCGTTCGATGGATTACATTGGTGTTTCCCAAACCATTGGGCGAGTGATTCGCCTTCACCAGAGCGATGCAGAGGCGCTCAGAAGCGGCGCTATTGCGCCTGGAAACCTTTCCGAGTATACTAAGTCCTTTGGGTTGGTCTGCATCCCTGTCTACTCTTCTGTGGGCATCAGCACCGCCCGTAAGGTGCAAGCGGTGGTGGACACCGTGTTCAATCAAGGTCAACCTGCTATTTCTGTTGTTAAGCGATGAATCAACTGTTTCAAGGAGATTGTTTAGAGATTATGTCCACACTTCCTGATGGTTGTGTGGATATGGTCTTTTGTGATTTGCCCTATGGGACTACTCAGAATGAGTGGGATTGTTTGATTCCATTCGATCAACTATGGGAGCAATATCATCGTGTGGTGAAGGAAAATGGTGCAATTGTACTCACTGCTCAACCACCATTTGATAAGGTTCTTGCATGTTCTAACTTGAAGTATTTCAAGTATGAATGGATCTGGGAAAAGAATAAGGCAACTGGACACCTAAATGCAAAGAAGATGCCAATGAAAGCGCATGAGAATGTGCTGGTATTTTATCGTAAGTTGCCAACATACAATCCCCAAATGACACATGGGCATAAACCGATGAACGCCGTGCTGCCGAAGGACAACATGCCTGCGCCAGATAAAAAACGCAATTATAACCATGTTGAGAAGCGACTGGGCAATCCTGGTGGTGGAACTACACGTTACCCCCGTGATGTTCTGCAATTTCCTGTCATCAACAACGATGATCCATTGAAGTTTCACCCAACACAGAAACCTGTGGCAATGATTGAGTATTTTATCAAGACTTATAGTAATGAAGGTGATGTTATCCTAGATAACTGCATGGGTTCTGGTTCAACAATTATTGCCTGCAAGAACATCAACCGCCAATACATTGGGATTGAAAATAGTCCAGAATACTTTGAAAAAGCAAGAGAATGGGTTGAGTCTTATGACAAGATTGACCCCTTTGTGACAGATGAGGAAGTGGCACAGTCCCCTTTGAATCCATTGCTCAGTGCCTTATACTAAGTTTGTTCAGGAGAAAACCAATGCGCTGCAAAGTCCAACTCTTCGTTGCTGGTAAAGTGTTCAATGAAATTGTAGAAGCACGGGACTATCAAGAAGCACGGCAGGTAGCACTTGCCCGTAATCCTAATGCTAAAATTATTGGTGTTACTGCGGTATTCGGATGAGCGAACGTTTTCAAAAACCTTTTATTGATCGTCCTGGTATTCTTGATCCAGTACCAGGAGATCCTCAGGGTTATGTAACAAAAGATGGCATGTGGGCAGCAGTTCCAATGATTGGTTGTAAAGCGTTTGCCATCATTCATAATGGATCAGTGGTTCATGAATCGAAGAACTACACTGCTGCTAAGAACTACATTCTCAAGGAAATGAAAAAGTCCAAGAAGAAGTAGTTTAAATACTATAACTGAAATCAACTCATGAACAAAGAACAAAAACGCAAGGATGCTCTTGGATTGTTTATTGAAAGTGTATTGAAACCAGACCATGAGTTGAGACAATGTGCTCACAATCAACAATGTTACAATGAATTACTTGAATGGAGACAAGAGGTTCTTGAGTATCTAAACTCCCGTAGAGATGTGGAGTTTAATACATGAACTTTCAGATATTTTCATTTTTTCTATTTGCAGTGGCTGCGTATTTCATCGTAACTGATGAGAGCGTTGCCGCTGCTTTTTATTATGTGTATAGGTTAGCAAAAGCATACATTCAGCGTCAGTGGTGGTGGATTACGCACAATCCCCGTAATCCTGTGGTAAAATATCTAATGTGGCGTCGTTCTATGAAACTCGCCAAAGAGTTACAGAAATACTTTGAAGAAAATAAATAAACCATACCAGGAGTAAAATATGCTCTCTACGCAATATCGTCTTCGTCTTGAAGCAATTTGTGAGAAGATTGTTCTGCATGAAGAAGTGAGTTTGGAAGATATGATTTGGGCAGAGAAACTTGCCAAGTCCAATCGTTCTGCTGCTACTATTCTTCGTCAGGCAAGAAGAAGAGCAGAGAATCCTGACATGGACGATATGGACGACTTTATGAACCAACTTGATATTGGTGGTTTAGGACATGAGAGATTTGGTCGTCGTGGCTTTGATAGTCCAGACGATCTTCTTGACTGGTTTAAGAGAGACGATGACGAAACTGATTGGAGGCAGCGTGACTGAAACAGCAGTAATTTATTCTAACGGAAGTCAAGAGTGTGAGCGTATTGCTTTGCTTTTGAAAGCACTTGGTGGTGAATTTCTTGAATATAAGTTAAACGAACACTTCACTCAAAGAGGATTTGAGGCAGAGTTTGGTTCTGGTGCCGAATATCCACAAATTAACATTGGATTTAAGCATGTTGGTGGTATGAAAGAAACCCTACAATATATGTGCCAGCAAGGAATCATTTAATGACCTACGAGGAGTTTATTCATAAGGGTACTGAGTTCTATATGGAAATGGTGCGTCTTGTTGATACTAAACTCAAATATCGTATGGAGTTTACTGATGAGGAGAAGGAAATAAAAGACCACATTATGGAGTTTCAACACAATGTTAAAATCAATGAGTTGAGAGATAAGTTCCAAAAATGCTGGGAGATTGAAGAATGAAAGCTTTAATTCTTATTGCTTGCTTTTTACCCCTTGTTGTGATATGGTTGGTGATGAAACTGTCAGTATGGATTGCTACTGTTAATATGGAGCAGAAGTATGTCAGAGATGACGCCAAACGACCACACGGACCTTATTTGGAAAACCCATATGAAGACGTTGATGAAGAAAGCGAAGATTATTGAAACAAAGGAAATAATCGAGCAGGCACTCTGGCAGTGGTATTTTGAGCGTGGTCTTGATGTTCCTAACTGGAAAATGCAGAAAGACCCACAGTGGTGGACTGATTACTTGAAAGAACTTGACAATGAAGGTTAAAGGACCTATAATACCTAGCAAATACTCTATCGTCATGGACTACAAACCCTACAGTATGGAATGGAGTCGGAAGAGATATCTTGCCGAAGCAATCCAACAATACTTTGATTCTGATGCTCCTGTGGACACCATTCTTGGGGACATTGTAGATGTGCTAGAACAAAATGCCGAACAGCATAAAAATCGTGCTGATAAGTTTGAGGAAGTCCTAAAAGGTCTTCAATGAAAACTACACTGGTAATCGATGATGATGGTGTAATCACATTTCCGCCAGAAATGATTGAAGAACTTGGGTGGAAAGAGGGTGATGTGCTAAAATGGATTGACAACAAAGATGGTTCCTTCACGTTGAAGAAAAATGACCCCTGAACAACTAACCATGCTAGAAATGGTAGCAGAAGAACTTGGTGGAAAACTTTACACTGTTCTTGTAACTGATAAGTATAACGAGCACAAGAAAATTGTGATTGAATATGCTGAACAAAAACGACAAAGTAATTGAACTCCGTCTCTATTCTCCTCACAAGTGTGACTTTATTTGTGAGAGAGAAGACGGCACACACTATCTTTATGTGAAGCGTGACTGGATTGGTTATTATGAACTCCATCGTAATGGGAAGCAGTGGATTTGTGGTGAAAAGATATGTCTTTGACTGAAAAAGATAAAATCTTTCGGGATGTTTGGCAATGTGCCTATCAAAGACGATACAATGCTATGTGCAAAGGTGACTGGGAATTGTATGATCGTGAACATCAAACAATTCGGATGTGCCTTACAATAGCAAAGTGGACAACCTTTGATACAGAAAAACAAAAATACTTAAAGAAATGACCGAACTCACACTACTCACATTACTTAATTTTGTTGCTGGTGACTTCTGTGCTGCGAAAGCACAGGGTATGGACACACTTAAATCTGTTCTTATTGCCTATTCCAAAGCAAATGATAAGTTTGGTGGGAATAATGTGAGGAAAGTTATTAACAAATCTCCTGCGATTGAAGTCACTGCTCTTGCTGTTGTTGCTACTAAATGCCCTACCCTGCTGTGATTTGGAGAAAAACAAATGGGAATGTTTGATTGGGTGAAAAGTAGTTACCCTCTACCAGAACCTTTTATGGGTATAAACCAAACCAAAGACATTGAAGAGGGTTATAGTGGCACAATGTCACACTTCTGGATAGATCCTACTGGATATTTGTGGTGTGGTGATTATAAAGGAACCAATACGTTTGAGATTATTAAAAAAGATGATCCACGATACAGCGATAAACATCTATTTCTAAACTATGAGTGGATTCCTACGGGAGTTCATGGAAAGTATCGTGTTCATTCTATTACCAAATATATTGAAATCTATCCAGAACAATGGGAAGGTAAGTGGGAAGATTGGCCTAGGTTGAAACTTCACTTCAAATATGGTAAACTACAAGACTATGAGGATGTAACAGGACGATGACACTATTTCAATTTAAGCACCGTGAAGATTACGGGCACGATTGGTATGTTCAACTGTTGAATGTAAAAAACTGGTCACTGCTTCAACTATCAGTCAGTTGGAATGATTATCCCTCCTGGCCTTATATTCAAATCAAATCAGGTTCTGGTTCAACTTTGAGTATTCTGTTCTGGGCACATAAGTTTGGATTGGATGTAGATATTCTTTCACGCACCTGGAATTGGAACTACTTGGAGAATGTAGATGAGCAAGAAGTTGACTTGGGTTGAGTATTATTTTGGGCATTGCTTCCAAACTGGTTGGAGGGAGATGTGGAACAATTTCAAAATGTGGAGAGACCTCATCAGTGGAAACTATGAGAACTATGCTCTATTGGAAGAGGATGATCCCTATGAAGAATGTTATAACTGGTTCTGGACTTCTATCAACCTAGATGAAACTTATTCAAAAGAATTCCTTGAATATCTACAAGAAATGGTAGATGATATTGATAGTGGTAAAGTAGAACTCATTCCTTTGGATGATGTTATGAATGAGTTGAAGAAGTTGATAGAGGAAGATGAGGAATAGAATTATATTGATACTACCATTTCTCCAGTTTATCATTGCTGGTGTGACACTTTGGAAACTGGATCAAGGGCAACCAATTTTGGTCTGTATGCCCTATAATACTTACATGATCTGCCGCCCCCAATGACTTACAAAGCAACCCTAAAAGTTTCTTTCGATACTGAATGGACTTCTACACATTACAGCAGTGGTTTTGATGATATGATGCTCCCCGAAGAGCATTATACTTTTCAGGTTCCTGCTGAAGACCTTAACACTTATCAACTGTTTAACTTTTTTGCAACCGTTGCCCGTGCAATGGGTCACGATGACCTCAATATTATGAAAGGTGCTTGTGGTCTCGCATTCGGTGAACACCGCAGAGAAGAAGATATGCGTAAGGTTGCTGATGAGTTTGAACTGACTTTGGGTGAAGACCTGAGGAAGAAGTTTGATGATATGCAACAAGCAGACGCAGAGTGGGAACGCCTTAAAAAAGGTCCGATGGGAACTGTCCTGACTGATGAGGAAAATGAGGAAAGTCAAAGTCAAACCAATCAGTAGCAAGGCAAAAAACCGTCTTGCAAATATGATGGAAAACAATCCTGTTTGCATTGTGGAGCAGGATACTGGTGGTGAGTTGTTTCTTGCCTCAGAAAATCGCAAATACTTTTTCTGGGTATCAACTCGCACTGGCACTAATCGTTTCGGTGACAAATCTGATTCACACTGGGAGGTAATTCAATGACTTACGATGATCTCTACTGTCATGTGCTAAACTATGTTGCCATGCCAATTGATGATAAACGCCGTGCTTGTCTCATTCTCGGAGCATTCATGGAGTTTATCATGGATTGTACTGATGCTGGTATTGATCCCCGCACACTTGATATGAATGGTATTATCAATGAGAAACTTGATGAGATTGGAGCATGACTGGATTAACACAAGAACAAATCAAAACTCTTGAAGATGCATTTAATTCTCTTCCAGAAAAACTGAGAACTGGAACATATAGAACGATGGAAGGAATTGAAGAACAACTTGCGAGTGGTACTAATATTATCTTTTATATTAAATGTGAAGATAAAGTTGATAAAGATGGTGAATATAAAGAGTATGAAATGAAGAGTATGAAGTTGAAAAAATGAGCCGCTTCACTGAAAACCCCGACGAAATTGTTCTCCAAGACATTCAAATGTTTCACCTGGAAAGTATGAACGAACGCACACTTTGGATTGGTGTTTATGGTGAAAATGATAAAATCTATCACTTGAATATTTCTGCGGATGGTGATAAACTGAGGTACTATTGGAGTGATGAGACGCCGTGAGGTTTGAAAATCCAACAAAACTTGAAATCTTTCTTGAGGGATTCCATAACTTCTGGAATTGTCTGGATTGTTATAATGATGGTGATACTTGGGGATATGATGAGTTTTGGGAGGGGTTATCTTTGGGATGGTATCTTGAATATATCTACCCTTATGATGATGACTTCAATCCTACCATTTCACCTGAACGCAAACTAAGATTAGGACAATGAGCAGTAAAACTTATCTACAATATGTTGCGATTCCAGCACTTGCGTTTTTCGTTTCGGCACTTATGTCCTATAATTTAACACCAGACAGAACTCCTCAACATACTTCTACGGTTGTTGGGTCTTCTGGTGAACTTAAATGCACTTCATCTTGTGTGATTAAAGAACAATGAGAAGCATTGATTATTACCGT